ATCACTGCACCAACCGAAGCGATGCAGCCATAGATAGACGCAAACGATTTGCTTGCCACCGCGTTCTGTCATCACATCCATCAGCTCGTATGGAATAGATGCGAAAGGTGTTGACTTAAAAGCTTTGGTCATTACTCAAAGTGGGTAACGACGTATGCGTGCGCGTAGCCAGACCTTTTGTGAACGGAAATTAAAGTCATTCTTTCAAGTTCATCTATTGTTCTTTTTACGTTTTTCTTGCAGACATGAGCGCATTCTGCGATTTCTGAAACCGAAGCTTCAATGAATTCTCCTGCAGGGCCAAAACTTGCAAGAGTGAACAGAACTGATAGCTGGGCTGGGGTCAATTTGCCGGACAGATGCGACGGCAACTTGATGTAGTGCATGAAGTGATTGGCTGATGCACTTTTGACCTTAGTGCAAATCTGAGGCAAGTCAAGAGTCCTGAACGCCTTGGTCACGTGCTAACCTCCAGTTGTTAGGGGTGTTGTCCTTATGGACACGCAAGCCACCGCGCCAACGGTGGCTTTTTTATTGCGTGCCGTTGATTCTACGGCGATTCCACAGATTGGAAATACGCCTTCAGGGTTTGTTCATGCTGCATGAAAAGCACATCAGCATGACGCCTGAGTTGTGAATCATCGAAGCGTGTTGTCTCACGAACCATGCCGGTTTCCCAGTACATGGTTTCTTCGTGTTGCTTTTGCTGTTTGATGAATTCAAGGGCAGCGCGTGTTTCATCGCGGTCCTTGATCAATGCCGCCAAAAGTTGTTTACGTTGCGCTTCATTCATGCGGCGTCAATCCTGCACGCATTGCGGCACGAATGATGTCCATCACTGCTTTCGATGCAGCATTAGCTGTGGTGTAGTTCATCGCAGCAGCCCATTCAGCTACATAATCCGCCAAGAAATCTTCTGTGATCGTCACGCGAGGCTTCCTTCCAATATCAGCGCGTTCTACAGATTGTTGAACAGGGATCTTCTGCTTTGCGATCTCAATCGTTTCAATAGTTTCTTGCTTTGCTAGTCGATATTCGATGGAACGCTTCAACGCATCAATCTGCAGCGGAAGCGGAACGCAGTTGCCTTTAATCGGTGCCCTACCACCATCGGTGGTTTCAATCACGCCCATCAGCGACACGTTGTCACCGCAACGCAGCATGTCCTTTTTCAAGGTCTTGTCGTCATCAAGCCATGTCATGCAAAGTTGCCCGGCGACATGCGTGTAGAAAAAGTTCTTGCCAGGGCAAAGGCTGATGATTGTTCCTGTTTGAAATGCGAAGTTTGAACCGCTTGACTGTGGAAGGCTGAGATTTGCCGTCATGCTGTGCAAAGAAATGAATGAAGGATGACAGTGATCCATATCGCAGTAAGCGATATTGAACCAGCACCACAAGGCAGTAAGCGCCATGTGGGTGGCGGAAGATTAATAGAGGCCAGCAAAAGGGTCAAGCCATGGAGGCAAGCTGTTGCAGCTTCAGCACAACAGCAGATGAAAGATCAAAAAGCAGAGCTATTGACTTGCGCTTGCAGCGTATCCGTGGTATTTCGCTTCAAACGACCGAAAGCACATTTCACAACAAATGGGCAACTAAAGGCAGCAGCACCGAAGCACTGCGTTGTGAGACGGAACGACATTGATAAGTGCTGCCGGTCAACGCTTGATGCACTAACCGACAGCGTGTTCGCTGATGACAGTCTTGTCGTGAGTCTGAATGCAGAAAAGCGGTACTGCGTTGGCAGTGAACCGCCCGGTGCATTGATCACCGTGATTGCACTTTGACGTACTCACAACCGCGATAGCAGAGCTGTGAAGGCTGCAGGGATTGCTTTTGCGCGATCTTAAGCAGTTGCTGCTTTTGCTCTTTGCGCTGGAGGAGTGAAAGCACGTTCATGGGTTTGGTAGCTGTTGCTACTAATCTATACAGGACAGGCCAAGGCGTGGTGCTCAGACTGTTACAGAGATCAGATTGATTCCAATGACTTTGTATCTGTGCAGTGGGTTGACGTTGGTGCTTTTGGTAGGGATCGTGATTGGCCTTGAAAACCAGTTGCGTGCCAATCGTTAAACCTGCACATAATGGGTGTACAAGGGGTGAAGCTAGGGCATACTTAAGTTGTTCAGGGGGAAACCCCACAATCACCAGCACGACGCTGGTTCTGAAAATGGCTTCTCAAGCCGCTGATCTTCTGCTCCGTTACGAACGCGAGCTTCCTGGCATTTGTGCTGAAGCGCGTGCTGCTGGTCGTGATGGTGACTGGGAAGCACGAAAAAATGCACTTGGTCGCGCAACTGAAATGATGCGCTGGATCAACATCCTGAAGGAGCACGTTTGATGATCACCATCATCCGCAAGCAACGCCCGGTGCTACCGGGCGAACAGCTTCCACCAAAACCACCCAAGTACAACAAACCAGCACCACAACTCCCGCACTTCTAATGGACTTTCACACCATCACACTTGATCACTACGAGTTCATGCAAGACATGCTTGATCGCGGCAAACAGCTCAAAGAAACAGACCCTAAGACCATCTACTACATCGAAGCATTCATTGATGATCGTTTGCAGTGGACTGAATGGGCAACAGACGAAGAAGAACGCGAATCACTGATTCGTGATGCTGTCGCTGCTGGCTTCACTTATACCGTCGAAACCGAAATTCAGTAATGCCAGCGAGCTTTTCGATCCCAACCTGTCCCGAATGCTTCGGTCCTACAAAGGTGAAAAGCAACCTTAACGAGCGCCGCACTTATGACCTGATTCGTTTGCGTGAATGCCTTGACTGCAATCATCGCTTCTACACTCGTCAAACACGGGAAAAGCCTGTGCCGCTTGAAAACATCAAGTGGCGCAGAGATGATCGCCTATCACGCACCGTTTCAATAGTTGCGGACTAGGACCGACTCACGCATCTGCATCCTTCACACCTGATCCGCTGCAGGTGACTTGTCCTTCGCCTTTTGGCAAAGTTCCCACGGATTCTAACCATGAAACACACATTTTTGGTTGTCATCTTCATCACATTGTTTGGCTGGGCGTTTTTCTATTCGCTTACGCAGACATTGGATGATCTAACCCAAAGAGACTGCGAAGCTGGTGTTGTCAAGGCGTGCGAAGCGCTTGCAGGGTCCAAATGACCGTGTTACCCTTCGCTAGCACTGGCATACACTCAATGATCTCTAATGCTGAGTACCATGCCGACCCAGCAATTTCAGCATCACATCTCCACGCAATCTCCCACAACCCCCACAACTACTTCAAAAAGTATCTGGATCCTGAACGGCCTCCGTCCGAACCTACTGCTGCTATGCGGCTTGGTACTTTTGTGCACACTGCTGTTCTTGAACCTGACGATCTTGATCGACGTTATGCAGTCTGCGCCACTCGCAAAGGCTCCACAACTTACAACAAGTTAATCGAGAAAGGCATTGAACCTGTAACGCAGGCTCAGTGGGATCAAGCACTAGCAATGTGTGACTCTGTTCGTAATCATCCTGAAGCCGCTTGGTTGTTATCAGAAGGCAAAGCTGAACAATCGGTCTGGTGGGATGATGAACAGTTTGAGATGCGTTGCAAATGCCGTCCTGATTGGTGGAACGGTGATATTGTTATAGACCTCAAAACAACGCAAGATGCAAGCCCACGCGGTTTTGCTTCAAGCGTTGCCAAGTGGAGGTATCACGTCCAGCAGATGCACTATCTGCAGGGCACAAAAGCAGCACGATTCGTCTTTGTTGCTGTCGAAAAAGAATACCCATTTAATGTGGGTGTTTATGAACTCGACAACGAAGCTTGCGGTATTGGTGAGGAGTTGCGGCAACGTGACATGAACCGAATCAAGACCTGCAAGGAACGCAATCAGTGGCCCGGCTATAGCAACGACATCTCGATGCTGTCGCTGCCAAGCTACGCCACAAACATCGAACTTTCACCTGATGATTTCTAATGACGATTCCAAATCTTGCTGGTGAAATCAAGGCCAGCGATGTCCACAGCAAAGGAACCGGCAAATTCGCTGCCGATTATGTTGCTTGGGCTAAGACTGCAGAAATCCTGCACCGCAAAGCACCGGGCTGGGATTATCACCTCTTAGGCGCTGCTGATGGTGGTTTGGTGCATAAAGCACCCGATGGCACTGGTTATGTGATTGGATATTTCACAGGGCCAGACAATCAACGCACAAGTGATTTTCCTTACGCTTGCATGGACAATCGGAATATGGCTATTCCGGTTGAAAAGATCGGCGCAAGGGTTTTGACTGATACTCATCGCCGTTCATTGTGTGCAGCTGCTGCTTTTCATTTCAGCCTTGCTTATGAACTATGGGCACGGGAAGAAATTGAAGGGATGGAAGAGTCTGCTTCAGCCAAAACAACACCAGCACAAGCCAAGCCTGCAAACGTAAAACAAGCGGTTGCATCTCAAGCCTTTCAAGCTGGACAAAAGGCAATCAAAGCAGCAAAAACGCTGGAATCATTATCTGATCTAAGCAAACGTGTTGCTGAACGGTTTGATAAAAAAGACCTCAGCAAGCAGGAATACGATGACCTGCTAAAGCTGCTGCTTAACAAAGAATCAGAGCTGAAAGAATTTGAAAAATGATCGACCCTGACGATACCAACACTTATCTCACCACCGAAGATCTATCCATTCGCTATGACCTAAAGCCCAACACCATCAAGCGTTGGCGTTCTCGTGGACAAGGGCCAGCCTTTTACAGAGTTGGTCCCCTTGGCCTTTCACCGAAAGCACCAATGATTCGCTACAAGCTCGCAGACGTTCTTGCCTGGGAGCAATCCAACAACATCACACCTATCAACTGATCAATGCTTAACATCACTGCTCACGGCAATCTCGGCAAAGATCCTGAACTGAAAAACGTCGGGCAAAATCAAGTCGCTAGCTTCAGCCTTGCTGTTCGTACCGGCAAAGACGAAACGACATGGATGAACTGCGCTGTGTGGGGTAAGCGCGCTCAAACTGCTGCTGAATACCTCCGCAAGGGTGCAAAGATCACCATCGCTGGACAAGGCAAGCTGGAAAGCTACACCAAAGATGGTGTTGAAAAACAGAGCCTAAAGGTCAACGTAACTGACTTCACCTTGCCAGCACGTGAGACCAACGCAATGGACGCAGAAGTGCCCTTCTGAGCTGCAACAATCAATAGACACTAAAACCGCGAGCTGTTACCCTTTGCCGGTAGCAGCTCTTTTTCATGGCCGATTCATTCAGACAATTTCTAAATGAAATCGGCAAGTATCCCCTGCTCACTGCTGAGCAAGAAATTCAGTTGTCACGTCGTATCTTTGCGATGCAAGACCTGCTGCTAGAACGCGATCTAGAGAAAGAACCATTAACAAAGCAAGAGCAACGGGTTGTTCGTTCAGGTCGCCGCGCAAAGGAAAAGTTGATGAACGGCAACTTGCGGCTAGTTGTCAATGTTGCCCGTAAATATGCACCACGGATTGATGGAACAATCCTAGAACTTCCAGATCTTGTGCAGGAAGGCTGCATAGGCTTGCAGCGTGCCGTTGAAAAATACGATGGCACTCGTGGATATAAATTTTCCACTTACGCATATTGGTGGATTAGGCAAAGCATCACCAGAGCCATTGACATGTCATCTCGTGTTGTACGTTTACCTCAAAACACAATAGAAAAAATTAATCGTCTTTGCAAATGGATAAATGATTTCGAGCAAGAGTTTCACCGTAGACCAACACTACAAGAAATGAGCGAACAAGCTGAGCGACCTGTAGAAGAAATTATGCTTTGGTTTGAAAGGGCAAAGCAACATCGAAGCCTCGATATGTTGTGCCACGATGATGGCTCACCATTGCTGCAGCAAATACCAGATCCCTCATCTTATGCTGACACCGAAAATATGGCGATTAAATCTGCAAATTACGAGGCCATAAACAGCGCATTGGAAACATTGAACGATCGAGAATATGAAATCATTCAGCGTTATTTCTTGAGTAGCAGAACCGAGGCCTTGGCTCATATTGGCGCAGAAATGAATATCTGCCGTGAACGCACTCGTCAAATCAAAGAACGCGCACTGCGTAAATTAAGACTTAAAACGCAGAAAAACATTTCGCCACCAGGGTAGTTGCTCGGGCGTATCGTCTTCATATTCGTCAATAATTTCTAGCTCCATAATCCTAGTGATCGCTTGCTGTAGCAGTTTCTGTTGATGGAAATTTTGCCTAATCAATGCGCTGCAAAGCTCGGCAATTTCTTTAGCATCAGCATGGTCGTAAACTGCACGCACTTGCCTCTCTACCATTAGTTGCTCTTCTAATGGGATTTCAGTTGACATCCACTCCCATCCTTTCCAAGCCATGAAAGATAACGCTTTGCCGCAGAATACCGAAAATGCAGCGCCGAAACTAGATGTAATTGAAACAAAATATGGAAAGCTATACCGTGTCACCTACGCCGGAATGACACGAGAGCACTACCAAGAATGGCAAGCAAAGTGCTGGTATGAACAAGTTTTAGAAATGTGGCGACATCGCTTTAAGCTGTCTGCCGCCCAACAATATCTGGCATCACAGTCAGATGGTTATTGTAATGTCCGGTCTGGCGATAAGACCTAACAGGCACTTCAGACATAAAGTGAAACACCATCTGCCCAATTTTTAGATTTGGAAAGAGCGGAATATCATGAAAACGGCGTTCGTTTTTAAGCTCAAGCGTAAGTTTTGAGCCATGCCATCCTGGGTCACACCATCCGGCCAAAAGATGATTCAGCCCACTCCTTGCGCGACTACTTTTAAGAACAAATTGACAACTAATCGTATCAGGCAGGTTGAACGTTTCAATCGTTTCAGCAAGGCAAAATTCACCAGGCTGCAACAGATATGGATTTTCTTCTGTGCGGTCTGAAATATCAATGCGTTGCAGCTCAGGCGTATCTGCAACCTCGATCATCAAGTTAAACCCAAGGCGCACATCAAGCGATGCTGGATTAAGCAGATCCAATGCGAAAGGGTGCACCATTTGAGAGCTTTCGCAATAGCTGCGGATCTGCCAGTCAGCAAGAACAGTCATCAAAACCTTTCGACGTTTTATCTTACTATTGTTCCACCCATTCTTCAATCCATCGCTCACGATAAATGTCGTAAAAATCTTGTCGCTGATACCAGTCGTGCCAGTCCTGATGACCCTTAGAACTGTTGCAACCTAAACAACAGCTAACAAGATTTTCACGCACTGTGAGGCCACCATTTGCCTTTGGAATGATGTGATCTAATGTTGCATCACGCTCAGATAATTCATGACCGCAATATGCACAAGACCAGCCCCATGCGCTATGTATTGAGCTGCGAAACCGTTCCTTGGCTTTCTTGCGCGGAACTAAGATCGTCTCATTAATTTCATGATCCATGCAGTTGCCTGATACACATCATCAAGCGACATCTGCAACTGCATACAGTTTATCTGCGGCGATCTATTGCGTAATAATCATCCAACCAGTGCCATCACCTTCAACTTCCCACCTAGGTTTGAATGCTTGACGGCTGATGCGTACATAATCAGCACGCTCGCGATTTTTATGACCACCATTGATCATGTCTGGTACGCCCATCGGATCATGAATGATTAGCTCTTCGCGGTTGTAGCCAACGACAAGAACAACATGACCGCAACCATCGTCATTGCATACAGGGTCAGTTACAGATCCTTTGTCGAGATACATCACGATGACCGGACGACCGGCATCAATTTCAATCTCTAAATCATCAAACGTGCCATCGGCCCTGAACTCAGCATCAAGCCCCAGAGTGCGCAACGCATTTAGCTGCACGTCAACTGATGTTGTATCGCCCAGGCGCTTTCTGATTCGGTTGTAAAGTTCAAAGCTGTCAACGCGCTTGTGAAACGCGGCAGCCATTGCACTCACTGCAGAAAAGCACTCGCGGTAGCCATAACCAGTTTCGGATGAAAGCTGGTGATAATACGGTGCATAAACCTGCTGCTCCTTACCAGCAGCCTTCCATGTTTGTAACCATTCTGCATCTTCATCCTTCAAATGCTGCGGCAAATCCTGCTCAAGCTGCGCGATGGCAGCATGTTGATATGGATCACCAAGCCTGAAGTGCTCGAAATACTTCAGCAAATTAAGCATCAGTACCAAGCAGATTACGCTCGACGAGGGCAACAAGTTGATCATCGACCGTATTGCTTGATTGCTTAGCTGCCGCCTTGAGCAAATCAATCACCAGCTGGCGCACAGCCTTGCTGTTGATAAATGACATCAAGATGGGCTTGAATAACAGCAGCATGGCGAAATCTGCAACGTGCAAAGTCTAAGTGCGTTCCTGTTGTGCTTCAAGCCTTGCTACCGAAGCTTCTAGATTGCGCAACCTTTGAAACACTTCGCTGTCTTTACGCATCACGTCATCGTGAAAAACGTTTAGTCGCTCAGCAAGGTTTTCAACTGCAATCGTCAGTCGTGCCAAAGTTTCACGGGTCTGCAGATTCTGTTTGCCTGCATTATTTATGGACATCGCAGCAGCGGTAACGCTGGCGCCTGTCACGGCTGCAAAGATCTCTAGCATGACAAGCGACGGTCTTCCTAACCATCATGGCTGAACCCGTTGAATCGCAACAGCAAGAGCAAGAACATTCAAGACTTGGTGATCTCGTCAAACTTGCTGTTCTCGCTTGGAGCATGGCGATTCTGACTGCTAATTATCTAGGAGTGTTTAAGCAGTCGCTCGATCCAACTTTTCCCGCATCTTTGCTTACGGGAACCATGGCGGCGATGGGGGTGAATATCAGACAAAATAAGAAAAAGGACGAACCCAAACAACCCACCACGGTCAAATGAAACGCTTACTAGCCTTCGCAATCCTGCTGACTGCTGCACCAGCAACTGCTCAAACAGTCTCACCACGCTTTACTTCTGCAACAGTCAATGCGACCACCACTACAACGCAAACGATTAACGAAACCATCGCCCATGAAATTTTTGGCGCTGCTGTTAACACTTGGTCTGGCACTAACGTAAAGCCGAGTGCTGCTGACATCACCAACACTGCCACGACATGGGACATCGTTACGGAAGGGGCGGATTTCAACTTGGAAATCACCACCAGGGCCGCAGGCATCATCGAAACGATCGACATCGACCGCACAATCGAAACCGAATCCACTACCACTACGCTTTCAGTCTTTGCGCAATAATTTTTGGCGGTGCAGTTAATGCAGCAGAAGTAAGCAATATCGCTGGACCACAAGCTGCGGCGACGAGCAATAACACTAATACGTCAATGCAATTCAATAACAATGGTGCACCATCTAGGCAGCACATGGGAAAAGGCGTGTCTTGCAATGGTCCAACTTTGAACGTAACACCCTTTTATATGGGCGCAGATACGCACACCGGGAGTTACACAAGATCAGGCAACTGGGGCATTCAAGTCGGCGTAGCAGCGCCGTTGGATGGTTCTATCAGTGAGATGTGTAAAGAACTGGCTCGACAGCGCATATACAAAGAAAAGCTTGACTCCCTACTAGTTAGAGCAAAAGAATGCGTGAATCTCTATGAGCGCGGTTACATGCTTGATCCTAAGAGCCAGCTCGGTTCTCTTTGTTCCGGCGTAGTCTCAATCGCTGCCTACCAAAAGTTTCAGGCGCAGGACGACCCTGTAGCTTTGCAAGACGCTTCATACCAGTCTTCATTACAGGCTTTAGAAGCTGAACGAGCCGCTTTAAAAGCGTTGATGCAAGAAGTGTCCCAGACACAGCAGCAACAGAAGACGCCCCAGCCGTCACAATCGCAGTAGATAAAATCTCCTGTCTTGGTACTGGAATGCTGATGTCAGTTCCAGGTAACGTGAACTCAGTTACTTCTTTGAATTGTGGGACGTCCGGTGCTTCTTGGATGCCTTGCGGTTTCTTCGGTTTTAGGCGTTGGAGCGTTTCTTGCTTTTGCTCATCTAGCTCCTCTTGTTCTGCTTGAATCTGCTGCCTCATCTGCTTTGCAGAGGGCAAAATCAGACCTCGTCCCCGAGGAATTGAAAGTTCCAGTGTCGGCAGAGGTACTTCAATCCCAAGTTCAGGGTTTACTGGAACTCCCCACACAGGAAGAACAGGAAGCTCAACCATGTCCATCTTCCGTCACCCTCATTCATCCTTATATGCAATAAAAAAGCCCTCCCCGTGTGAGCAAGAGAGGGCTTGTATAAGGTTAGTCGGCTTCTGACAAGTATTCACGTTCTTTAGCGTATGGGGCCGTCGTGTAGTAATCACGCAGGTCCGATAAGTAAGGAACGATCCAAGTTGGTGGGAAGCAATAACGCCAATACGAAGGACGCATACACGGAACGACGACCACATGAAAGAAGTGGTAAACGTAATTCAGTGCTTTAGCGGCCTCAAAAGGCGTATTTGGCTCCCAATTTCAGTCCGTAACCTGCATCGCTGTCTTTGAACTTGGCGTAGCTGGCTTCGGTGTAAAGACTCATGTTTTCAGCCAAAGAAGCCGATGCGCCAGCTTTGCCGGAAAAACCCCATTCGCTGTCAACGGTGTCATTTGACATTGCAGGGCCTGCCTGAATGTAAAAAGGTCCATCCTCATAACCAACGTGCAGCTCTAGCGAAGAACCAGAGAACTGTGAGCCAGAAAATCCACCGTTGAATTCCGGGTTAAAATACAACCCATCAAGGCCCTCAGCCATAGCGGGTGCACCAGCTAGTGCGATCGCACTTGCAATAGCAACAGGTTTAAGCATTTGGAGAAAGGAAAACCGCTGCCACCTTAGAGCGGATCTCGCTTACCAGCAAGAATCATGCAAGCACGCTTATAAAACATGCTGTCAGTACGTCCTTGTCGTTCCATCAGCTCTTTTATCTTCTTCCAATTCTCAAGGGTGTGACGATCCATCACCTTCCTTGACCACGATACATTTTTTTATTATGTCGCGGTTTTGAATTTGAGCTTTGACCTTGACGACTTTTTTTAGGTTTGCCCTTTACAAAAGTTTTGCCAAGAGCGGTGCGTGACTTTACGGCCATCATTCAGCAGACATAGAAAGAAGCGCCCAGCCCATCACGAGCAGGACGCCAGTTGCGACACCAACCAAAAAGGTCATCAGGACGGTTCAGTCGGCCAAGTCACTGTAAAAGGAAACCCGTCTTGCGCTGAAATGTCGCGCAGAGCTTGACGATAAGTTGCCCATGCAGCGGTGTCACCTGGAGCGTCTGCCAGCTGGGTGTAGTCAGTTTGGCTTAGAAGACGATTGCGATAACCACGTACGTTCGCGCTCGCTTTGTCTTCTGGCAGTTGTTCCACAGTCCAGAATTGCGTCCAATCAGGACCAATGCGCCTGAGGCTCTGTGTAACGCGTTGAGTTTTGCTGTCGAAGTCAGGGACTTCAGTTTCAACAACGCGGACAACGTTGTAGGCAGCAAATGTTTCGTCGGTGATGTTTTCTGGAAACGACGTTCCAGGGTTTTCCCTTAACAGGTCAGCAGAGCTGTAAGGAAACTTGCTGGGCTGGCCGTCGATGAGCTTGGCGTACATGGCTTAAGAAATAGTGAAAGCCCAGGCTGCGTCTAGCGATGCGTCAACAACAAACAGTTTAGAGCCGTCTGGTTTGAATCTTAAACTCTGCATCGATCCGTAGTACTTACCATTTAAGCCTTCTTCTGGAGTAAAAGTTACGTCAAAACTGGCAGTCGATATGTCCCAATTTGTCTCCAATGTGTATTGATGTATTTCGTCGTCACTGACGTCTAAAACGTACATGCGATCTCCGGTTGGAGAAAGTTCAACCCCCTGAGGCGAACCCGTTTTTGCTGAGACGTCAAAACTTTGATTAAAGCTTTCAGTTGAAATGTCCCAGTCAGTGCTGAGGTCATATTCATGAACCTTGTCAGTGCTGCTACAGCTGACATAAAATTTTGATCCATCACTTGCAAATGCCAGCCCTGATGGCAATGGTGCTTCAGTCCCAACATAAACAAATTCGTCGAAACTTGCAGTCGAAATATCCCACGCAGTAGTCAAATCGTAAGCGTAAAGACGATCATTTTGACTGCCTAAAACATACATTTTTTTGCCGTCATCGGCACTGCCATCGTTTCTAAAAAACAACTCGCTAATGCTTGCGTCTTGTGAGCTTACGCTGAAAGATGTAGTAAAACTTGCAGTTTCTATTGCCCAAGCAGTAGAAAGACTGTATTCTCTAATTACACCTGATCCGGCACCGCCTACAAACATTTTTGAACCGTCTGACTTAAAAAACAAACCAGTCGCAACAGCATCTGTTAGTTCAAAATAATCAGTCGTCGGATAAGAAAATGTGCCGGTAGAAACGTCCCAATCTGTAGACAAAGAAAGCTGAAACACTCGGTCATAAGTGGTGTCTAAAACAAACGCCTTTGACCCATCAGGCTTGAAAATTAGACCGGTAGGCTCAGTTGTTTCGGCAGCAATGCTTAAGTTGTCTGTATAAGAAGCTGTTGAAATATCCCAAGCTGTTGACAAACTGTATTCGCCAATATCGTCCCCAGAATATCCCCCTATATACATTGTTTTGCCGCTGTTAGCACCTCCATCGTTTCTAAAAAACAAACATTTTGGAACGGTTTCCTGAGCGGAAACTGAAAAACTTTGATCAAAAGTGGCGGTCGATATGTCCCAAGCCGTTGACAAACTGTATTCATGCACGCTATCGCTATTGCTATCTAGAACATACATTTGCTTGCCATCTTCAGCACCACCATCGTTTCTAAAAAACACACCGGTAGGATTTGCGGCTTTAGCGCTTACGTCAAAGGTCTGGTTGTAACTTGCGCTTGAGATGTCCCAGTCAACGTCTAAATCATACTCATATATGCTGTCATTAATGTTCCCCGAAATATACATTTTGCTGCCGTCAGTTTTAAATGTTAGCGCCAGCGGTGCACCATCTTGCGCGGAAACTGAAAAACTTTGGCCGTAAACTGCAGTCGCTACGTCCCAGGCTGTGCTTAAGTTGTATTCATATACTTTGTCACCGGTGCCGCCAAGATGATACATTTTTGTGCCATCAGTTTTGAAGGACAGTCCTCTTGGAGACGTGTCCTGACTGTTAACACCAATCCAATTTTTTCCGTCGCCATCAAAAGACGCGAATTCAATATCGAAGGAAGTGTCAACAGGCTCCGCTGCATTCCCAGCGGCTGATGTGATCAGATTACGTCCCAACATCAGGCTGCACTCCCGACATAAGCTCCGTACAGCGTAGTTGAGAGCTGCCAGAACACAAGGACATCATTTGCGGTCAGCGTTGGAGCGGTGTTGCCGCTAGAAGTGACCCAGGTAATTGTTGGCCACGTCACTGTGTAACTGGCTCCGTTAATCAAGTGCAAGACAAGCGATTGTCCGTCTTCCAACGATTCCGTAAACGTAGTGTTGGCAGCCAGCGTTTTGATCTGTACCGAACCAGCATCTGGGTCGAGATCAGTACCCGTCAGCGTTGACGTTGCTTCCTTGATTTCAGCAAGCGTTGTTTGACCCGTAATTGCAAGAGTTGAATCAAGCGTTGTCGCTCCAGTGACGTCCAGCGTTCCAGGGACATCAATGTTGCTCGCAAACTCGACGCCCGTTCCAGCAGAATCTGTTTGCAGCAGTTGACGTGCTGTGCCGT